CGCAAATAATTCACATAAACAACCTTATTTAACTATTATATAACAGGAGAAGCTTAAATGCCCCGCACTAAATTAGACAAAGCAAATGAAATAGAAAAGAAAGCCATGCTTGAAGAAGGAATGGCTAGAGTCATGTATAACGGTAAAGAGATATTGGCTGATGCACTACATGCAATATCAGTCCTGTCTAAACAAGGTGGTGACGTAATTGACGTAAACCTAAATCTTGATAAAGCAGTTGTATTCTGTGATAACTACGAAATACCTTATAGTACACCAGCGACTAAATCAGCATTATTGGAAGCAATTAAAAAGAGGTTCTAAATGGCAGGAACTACCAGAAAGCAGCTTGTGAACGAGGTACTAAGACGGTTAAGAGAAGACCAGCTTACGACCAACCAGGCCATATCTTCAAATACTTACGCAACAATGATCGGAGACTTCCTGAACGATATAAAGCAGGAAGTTGAGGATGCTTGGAACTGGGGTCAGTTGAGAGCATTGACAACCATAACCACAGCTTCAGGGACATCAGTGTACGATGTTGATGCCTCTGGCAATACATCTAATGAAAGAAGCCAAGTCTTGTCTATGTGGAATACCACGCAAGATTATGAGATTAGGCTTCAGTCTGACGCATTCTTCAACCGATTAACCTTGGTAGGAACTCAACAGAATAACACTCCTTCTTGGTATCGCCCTAAAGGTTGTAACGCAACGGGTGACAAGCAAGTGGAGTTGTACCCCGTCCCTAATGGAATAGACACCATTAAAGTGTGGCTGTATAACCCGCAAGACGATCTCTCAGCAGACACTGACACGCTCTCATTGTCATCAGCGCAAAAGGCTATAGTTTATGGAACATGGGCTATGGCTATATCTGAAAGAGGTGAAGATGGTGGTCAGTTATATGACGAGGTTACGGCTAAATATAAGTTTTACCTAGACACCGCTATCTCTATGGACAGAGCTTCCTATGAAGACGAAGCTGACTGGGTTGTAGTTTAATGCCACAATCACTTATCCCTTTAAATCTAGACCTTCCGGGCAGGCTTGGCATATCAAGCGAAGCCGACTCAGGTGGTTTAGATGCTTCATGGGCTAGCCACGCTGAAAACTGTGTCTTTGATAACTACGGAAGGTTATGCAGCAGAAAAGCCTTTAAGCTGGCAACAACAACGCCATTATCAGGCAATCCAGATGTTGACACGTTGTTTGAATATGTAAAAAATACTAGTACAACTTATATCATCAGCGTTAATAGTGATGCAGAAATAAGACACGGAACAGCTACGCTAACTGATGTTACAGGATCTTTAAGCTTTACAGAGACTCATTGGCAGTTTCAAAACTTTGAAGGTGATTGTATTGGTGTAGGACAAGGTGAAGACCCCGTACATTGGGATGGCACTAGTAACTTTGTAACACTTTACAGTAAAATACCAAACAGCTACGCAACTGCGACAGCTTATGTCTTGGGAGACATAATAAAGCCTGTTGCAAGCCCTACCACAAACTACTACTTAGTCTGCACTACAGCAGGGACTACTTCAGGAACAGAGCCTACATGGTCGCCAACTGAAGGCGCGACAACAACAGACAATACGGCAACCTTCACAACTGTCGTTTATCCTAAAGGCAGATGTATATTAGCAGCTTACGGTAGAGTTTGGGTTCTCTCTGAAGACAGAACCACTATCAGGTATTCAGCATTAGGGTTGGGATATGATTTCTCATCGACTAATGGTGGAGGAACAATAGACACTAAAGCTGTCTTTGGTAGAAACGATGATTTTGTTACTGCTTTAGCGACATTTAACAATAACTTAGTTATATTTTCAAGGTTTAACACTCTGATCTACTCTAACATTAGCAGTCCAGGAAGCCTTACTATTGTTGACCAGATTGTAGGAACAGGATGTATAGCAAGAGATACCGTTCAAAACTTAGGTAACGACCTTGTTTTCTTGTCTTATCAAGGATTAAGATCTTTAGGCAGGACGATTCAGTTGGAAAAAGTCCCTCTTCAGGACTTGAGCGTTAATGTTAGGAATGTATTGATTTCTGAGGTTCAAGCGAATCTCCCTAGTGTTGTAAATGACACCAACTTTAAGTCTGTATACTCTCCAACAGAGGGTTTCTACATATTAAAGACGGGTGATTATTACTATGTATTTGACTTCAAGAAGTCTTTTGGTGGAGAAGACTACCAGCCCCCTAGAGTGACAACCTGGGGAAGCCAGTTTGGTGCTCAAAGCATGGCGGTGTCTAGGGATGAAACATTATACTTAGCAAAAGGTGGTGCAGTAGGAACTTATGCTGATTACACTGAATGGGGCTACGATACAGGTGCAACGGCTTACGCTAACGGCTTATCCTATTTAATGTCTTACAGAGGTGCTTGGACAGACTTTAAAGAAATAGACCCTTCTTTAGCTAGCAGGACTAAAATAATCAAGAAGTATTATGGTTCGTTTAGAGGTGGTGAAGGTTATACTGTAGATTTTACACTGGGGTATGATTTTCTTGATAACGAGGCTAGGTTTAGCAAAGACCTTCAAGTTTCCAGTGGAAGCGAGTGGAGTCTAGGCGAATGGGGTTTGGCTGAATGGTCTGGAAATACCGCAAACGTAAACACTTCTATTCACTCAACTGGAAGTGGTCAGTACGTACAAATGGGTATGGACATTAATATAGATGGAGCAGGGTTTTGCATACAAACAATAGTCCTGTTTATCAAACTAGGTAGATTAGTTAGGAGTTAGAAATGACAGATTTTTCAAGAAATTACGATTTTAGCACAAAGGATGCCTTAGCTACTGGCAACCCTAGCAAGTTAATAAAGGGTTCAGAGGTAGATGCAGAGTTTGACGATATAGCAGCAATGTCAGCCACTAAAACAAATAAAGCAGTACCTAGTAGTGCAAATAACGTAGCCCTTTTAAGTGCTTCAGGTGACTTAGTAGATAGTGGAGTAGCAGCATACAGCGCAGCAGACGCAGCAGCGTTAGCTTTAGCGGTTGTATCAGATACGTCATTAGATGCACAAACTACCGTACAGATTAACAATATGGTTGAAATAACGGCAGCCGCTTACGCAGCCGAAACACCTGATTCAGACACACTTTATATAATCGTGGGTTAATATGACTAACGACATAAAATTAGGCAGCAGCGATATGGACACAGCTAAGATTGGCTCGTCCCAAGTAGATGAAATTTATCTAGGCTCGACGTTAGTTTGGCAGAACAGACTGTTTTATGCTGCAACTGGCGGAACAATCTCTACAAGTGGCGATTATAAGATTCATAGTTTCACATCTAATGGCACATTTACGGTTACTCAGCAGGACAATGCAGGTCTACTGATAGAGTATCTTATTGTGGCAGGTGGTGGCGGTGGTGGCAGAGGCGGTGGTGGTGGTGCAGGTGGCATGAAAACAGGCTCTTTTGCTGTCGCGTTAGGAGGCAATTCAATAACAGTTGGTGCGGGTGGCGCAGCAAGCTCGGGGTTATATGTAGCAGCAGGTATAGGTGGCAACTCTATTGCAAACGGAGTGACAAGCACTGGTGGCGGTAGGGGTGGCGTGTACAACAATGCTACAACAAGGAATGGCGGTTCAGGCGGTGGTGGTGTCTTTACTGTTGTGACAGCAGGAACAGGCATAGCAGGGCAGGGTAATAATGGCGCAGCAGGTACAGATGATTTTATCACAGGACTGACTGGTGGAGATACTTGCGGTGGCGGTGGTGGCAGAGGTGGCGCAGCTAGTGGCACGACTGGTGGAGTGGGTTTAGCTAGTTCAATAACAGGCTCATCGGTTACTTACTCAAAAGGCGGTAACGGAACAACAGCAGGAAGCACAAGCGTAGGCGCATCCGCAGGGACTAACACTGGTAATGGTGGCGGTGGTGCATATACAGGAGTTCCTGTAGGTGGTGGCGGAACACCATCAGCAGGTGCATCAGGCATAGTCGTTTTAAAATACAAGTTCCAGTAAGTAGGATAACACAAATTAAAGATGTTACAGCTAACTAAGCAGTAGAATCCTTTAGGAACGAAATGGTTAAAGACAATAAGAAACAATTAGAAGTATACACACAGAGGTTACAACATGAATCCGATTAAACAGTTAATAATGTGGCACATTAACTTCCTGACTCCTAAACTATTTGGGTCACTGTTGGGAGGTTTGTTTGGTGGTGAT